ACCGCCTCCGCGAGGGGGCTCAATCGCAAAGCAACATGGCATTGTTAGAATCCATCCAGGCGCTGCCATCATTCACCGGCATGGCAGACGAGAACGCCGTAGTGGCGCACATTCAGAATTTAGCTAATTCGGCCGTCAAGGTCGACGCACTCGAACAGGCTAACGCCGCCCTCCGGGCACGCATCGCCGAGCTCGAGGAGAAAGAGATTGCGGCAATCATCAATCAGGCGGTGGCCGACGGCAAGATTGCGCAGGAGCAGGTGGCATCGCTCACCAAGCTGATGCACAACGACCGCGAAGCGGCCGTCGAGCTGATCAACTCGATGCAGCCGCGCCAGCAGCCGGCCCGCGCCGTCAACTACATCAACCCCGACCCGCAGGCGGGAGGTCTCGAGGCGAAGTCGTGGGACGAGCTCGACCGTGCAGGCAAGCTCGCGGAATTGAAGAGCGCCAACCCCGCACTCTTTGCCGCCAAGTATGAATCAAAATTCGGCGTCGCGTACAAACAGTAATAATAACCCATCAATCAGTTAAGCAATGGCACTGAACAAAGAAATCTGGCTCAACACCATTCAGGAGAACTTCTACCCGAACAACTCCTTCGCCGCCAAGTCAATCGACGACTCCGGCTTTGTGAGCAACCACAAGGTGCACATCCCGAACGCGGGCGCACCGTCGGGCGTGCAGGTTAACCGCACGGTCAAACCGGCAGGCGTTAACCAGCGCACCGACCAAGACCTCACCTACACGATTGACGAGCTCACCACCAACCCGATCTACATCCCGAACATCGACATGGTGGAGCTGAGCTACGACAAGCGTCAGTCAATCCTCTTCAACGACCGCACGCAGCTCCAGACGGTGGCAGCGCAGAACCTGCTCTACAAGTGGACTGCCGACGTAGAGGCGACGGTGAGCACGACAGGCGACAACCGCGCCGCCCACACCTCGACGACCGCCACCGGCAATCGCAAGAAGATCACGAAGGGCGACATCCTCAAGGTGTCGACACTCTTCAACTCGCAGGATATCCCGATGGAGGGTCGCTACGTGCTGCTTGATGCAGCCATGTATAACGACCTCTTGGAGGACCTCACCGACAAGGAACTCTCGGCATTCCTCGCCAGCGCCAACGCACAGCAGGGCACGGTGGGCCGACTCTTCGGCTTCGACATCATGCTCCGCTCGCAGGTGCTCCGCACGACCGCTGCCGGCAAAGTGCTGAAGTGGGAGGAAGAAGCCGTGGCGGGCGAGCTTGCCGCCGGCCTTGCATGGCAGCAGAGCTGCGTGAGCCGCGCTATGGGCGAGGTGAAGATGTTTGACGACACCGACAACCCGCTCTACTACGGCGATATCTACTCCTTCCTGATGCGTACGGGCGGCTCGCTCCGTCGCTACGACAAGAAGGGCGTGGTGCTGCTCATCGAAGCGGCAGCCGCGTGAAGTGATTAACCCATAACCAATCAGACATGCAATTACCTCGCGTTAAGATACAATTCCTCAACGGCCTGCTCGGCACCGTCAGCGACAGCACTGACGGGCTGACCGCGCTCGTATGCGGAGCGACGGCCGTGGCCGGCACGCTCGCGCTCGGAACTGCCTACACGCTGACCTGCATGGATGACCTGACGGCACTCGGAGTGACATCAGCCAATAACGCCACCCTCTACCGACATGTGTCGGCATTCTACGACGAAGCGGGCAGCGGCGTGAAGCTGGTGTTATTCCCTGTTGCGGCGTCGACGTCGCTCGTCGACCTCTGCGACTACACCAAGACCGGCGCCTCGTCGCTCCGCACGCTCATCACCGGGCAGAACGGCGCGCTCCGAGGCATCGGTATCGCAGGTGTCGGCACGACCGCGTCATCCGAGACCGCAGGCATCGCGGCAGATGTGTATTCCGCCCTCCCGAAGGCTCAGCAGCTCGCGGAGTGGGCGACTACGGAGCTCTACGCTCCGCTCTTCATCGCGCTCGAGGGGCGCAACTACGACTCGTCGAAGGAGCTGACCGACCTCACCTCGCAGCAGTACAACCGCTGCCTTGTCATGGTGGGCGACACCGAATCGGACAGCACGGGCGCCGCCATCGGGCTCTTGCTGGGTCGCGTGGCGGTGACGCCTGTACAGCGCAATATCGGCCGCGTGCGCACAGGTGCGCTCACGCCGAGCGCCATGTATCTCGGCTCGAAGAAGGTGGAAGAGAACAGCACGCTGGTGTCGGCCATCTACGAGAAGGGCTACCTCGTGCCGCGCAAGTATGTGGGCCGCACGGGCTACTACTTCGCCGACGACACTATGGCGTGCGACGGCACCGACGACTACGCCCACCTCGCTACGCGCCGCGTGATTGACAAGGCGTATCGCATCGCCTACGACACGATGCTCGACGCCCTGCTCGACGAGCTGGAGGTCAACAGCGACGGCACCCTGCAGACGGGCGTCGTGAAGTATTGGCAGCAGACGGTTGCCAACGCCGTCAACCGCCAGATGACCGCCAACGGCGAGCTCAGCGCGACCGACGGAGAGGGGTGCGTCTGCTACGTCGACGAGACGCAGAACGTGGTCTCCACCTCATCGCTCCAAGTGACGCTCAAGGTGACGCCGTACGGCTACGCCCGCTACGTGAATGTGAACCTCGGCTTTAACGTACAAACCGCCTAACCCCATTAAGCAATGGTAAATACAAGAGAATACGAATGGAGTGATATCAACGTCGTGCTTGCAGGGCGATTGATCACCGGGCTGCGCGGCATCAAGTATAATGCCAAGCAAGAGAAGGAGCTCGTGCATGCCAAGGGCAACAAGCCGCACGCCATCCAGCGCGGCAACAAGACCTACGAGGGCGAGATTACGCTGCTCCAGAGCGAGTATGAGGCGCTGAAGTCATCGTGCGGAGGCGACATTCTCGACGCATCGTTTGAAGTGGTGGCCTCCTACGGCAACCCGACGAATGGCGACGTTATTACGACCGATATCCTCGTGGGCTGCGAGTTCACCGAAGACAACACCGAGTGGAAGCAGGGCGACAAGTTCCAAGAGAAAACGCTGCCGTTCCTCTTCCTCGACCGCAAGAGCGCCTGATGCGCTCCCTCTATCCCATCAATAAGTCAGCGTTTGGATGCCGCCCAAACGGCGTCCAAACGCCTTTTATAACCCCATTAGAAACGTGATATGCAATACACCGAAGAACAGCTGGCCGCCTGGAAGCAGAAGCACGGCGAGCTCTACGAGATAAGCGTAGACGGCAAGAGCTGCATCCTGCACAAGCCGACCCGACAAGACCTCAGCTACGTCAGCGTAATCAAAGACCCCATCAAGCTCAGCGAGACGCTGCTGAAGCAGCTGTGGGTGGAGGGTGATAAAGAAATCCTCGAACAGGATGACCTCTTTATCGCCGTCGCCAACAAGATGGACGTCTTGATGGTCGTGAAGGAGGCTGAAGTAAAAAAGCTCTGACGGACGCCGACGTGCCGGGAGCGGAAGACGTGAGCGTCTTCTTCGCCGACACCCTGCTCCGCTACTACATGCACGTAGACCCGCGCACCCTCAGCGACGAGGAGTGGGCATGGTCGCTCCGCTACTTAATTGACATACGAAAAGAAGAAGCACTCGCCTATGGACAGCGTACTTAAATTCCTCATCAAACTCAACGCCGACGACGGCGATATCAGGCAGGTGGGCCGACGCACGATCGCCCAGCTTGACGCGATACAGCGCAGGGCGCACTCGGTGGGGGCATCGCTCCGCTCGGCGTTCAGCTTCTCGTCGTTCAAGAGCTCGCTGATGTCGATACCGGGCATGTCGTTCCTGACGAACCCCTACACGATGATTGCCTCGGGCATCGGTGCCGTCACGGCATTGGGTGCCCAGGCAGAGCAGACGAGCACGGCATTCACCACCCTCGTCGGGAGCGAGGAGAAAGCCGCCGCCATCCTCAAGCAGATTAACGAGTTTGCGGCGATGACCCCCTACTCGAACCTCGACTTGGTGGACAATGCCAAGACGATGCTCAACTTCGGGGTCGAGGCGGACAAAGTGAACACCTACCTGCGCCAGCTGGGCGACATCGCCGCCGGCGACAAGAACAAGCTCGGCTCGCTCTCGCTCGTCTTCGGGCAGGTGGCGAGCGCCGGGAAGATGAGCGGGCAAGACCTCCTGCAATTCATCAATGCGGGGTTCAACCCGCTGAAGGAGCTCGCGACGATGACCGGCAAGAAGTATACCGACTTGCAGGACATGATGAGCAAAGGGCAGATCGGCATCGACGCGGTGGCGGCAGCTATCAAGCATGCCACCGCCGAGGGCGGAATGTTTGCCGGGATGAGCGAGAAGCTGAGTCAGACGGTGAGCGGCAAGTGGTCGACGCTGGTGGGCAACATCGAGCAGTCGGCGGTGCAGCTCTTCGACCGCCTGAAGCCGATGGTCAACAAGCTCCTCGACATGGTGATGGCAGCGGTGCCTCCGATATTCGACGCCGTGCAGCGCCTCTTCGACGGTATCGGCAAGCTGGTGGACTGGATGAAGAAGTGGCAGGTGGAGCTGACCGCGGTGGGCGCGGTGGTGGCCGTGGCGACGGTGGTGCTCAGCGCGCACAACATTGCGCTCGCGGTGTATGCCGCAGGTGCGAAGGCCGTAGCGGTGGCGACTCAGGCGTGGACGGCGGTGCAATGGCTGCTCAACGCCGCCATGAGCGCCAATCCCATCGGGCTGATTATTATCGGCGTGGCGGCTGTGGCTGCGGCTGTATGGCTGTGCTGGCAGAAGTTCGCCGGATTCAGGGCCGTCATCCTGACGCTGTGGGACTCCCTCAGAGACTTCGGCTCGGCGCTGAAGACGTTTGTTCTCGACCGCATCACCTCGCTGCTCCGTGGCATTGGTAAGCTCGGCGACGCGCTCCGAAAGCTGTTTAAAGGCGACTTCAAGGGCGCGTGGGCTTCGGCCGTAGAGGGTGCGAAAGATATCGCGGGAGGAGACGACGCGCGCAAAGCGGGTGTCGCCATCTCAAAGGCAGTCGACAAGGCGTCGCTGCTGAGCGACAACTATCGCTCCCGGCTCGCGCAGGAACGACTCAAGGACAAGGTGGTGAAATCCACCCCGACGCTGAGCACTCCGGGGCTGAAGGGAAGCGAAACCGAGACCGAGAAGGTGAAGTTCGGTGCGGCGAAGGGTAAGAACGGCAAAACCGCCAACGCGGTGGCGACGGGCGGCGTCCGGAATACCTCCATTACGATGACGATAGGCAAACTATTCGACAATATTAACGTGACCATGGCCGACAAGGCTGACACCGCCGAGCTCGAGCGGACGGTGGTGCAGGCGATGAACCGCGCCCTGGCGATAGCAACTTCGACAGACCGATGAACACCTCACGATTTATCCTCGAGAACATCGCCCAGCGGATGGTGGGGCTGACCAAGATGCCGCCGTACGCCGTATGGCGCGAGGCGACCCTGCTCGGCAAGCAGATAGGCTACCTCGGCGGCAAGACTCTCCCCGACGGGAGCTACGACCTGAGCATGGTGAGCGACGAGGCGCTCGAAGAGGTGGTGATGAGCAACGTGCTCGGGCTGCCGATGACGATGCCGCTGAAGCTCTCGCTCGACACCGCCGACTCGGAGCCGTGGCTGCTGCCGCTGGAGCCGATGGTGAGCGTCACGGGGCAGAATGTCATCGTGAAGCGGCACGTCAGCAAGGGCTCGCTCAAAGGTTCAATCAAGGAGCGGTGGACGCAAGACGACTACTCCGTCAAGATAGAGGGACTGCTGATCAACGCGGAGGGCACCTATCCGACAAGCGAGGTGAGCAAGCTGCGCTCCTTCTGCGAGGCGGGGCAGGTGGTGGCGCTGAGCCCCCTGCTGGAGCTCTTCGGTATCAGCCGCCTCTGCATCGAACATTGGGAGATACCCCACACCGGCGGCGTCGGCAATCAGAACTACTCCATTCAGGCGACGAGCGACGACATCTACAAGCTGTTGCTCTCGCGCGACGACCTCAAGACCTGACGACTTATGTACACAATGAGCTACGACATCGCCGTGGGCGACTACCGCCTCGGGATGATAGACAAGGTGAGCATCCATCGCTCGGTGGAACTGCTGGCCGACACGGCGGTCATCACGCTGCCGGGGGCGGTGTTTGGCCAAGCCCTGCAGGTGGAGGACAAGCTGAAACGCGGCGACACGGTCAGCATCAGCCTCGGCTACGAGGAGACGGGACTGGAGGAGGAGTTCG